TCATGACTGCTTTTACTAATGAGAACCTTAGCTACCACGGTGGATACCTTATGTTTACTGGCTCTTACGAAGGTCAACCAGTTTATGAAGATAAGCCAAACATCCACCCTTCGAATATCGGACGTGGTATTGACTTGTTTCTTGCTCGTTTTAAATACAGTGGTACTCCTTTCACAAAAGCAAACTTTGTTAAAGAGTTGAAGAAAAACTGGACGGTAGAAGAATATGCCGCCAAACGTGCCGAAGGTTTAACACCTCACGCAATCTTAGAAGGCAAAAATCCACAGTGGTCTATAGACATTATGGCTAAGTGGAAAGCTAAGAAAGGAATGTAATGCGTTACATCATCATTGACCCAGACGAAAAGATTTTTCTGGGTACAAGGAAAGATGAAGAAATGGGTGGGATGGGAATGTTGTTCTCAGCCCACAATTTTTTATACATCACCAGAGCAACTTGTTGGAACACTAGAGAAGACGCTACCGCTTATCTATACAAGCACATCAAAAGACATCTTAAACATAGTTTCGTAGCAGAGATTGATGCAGAAACATCAGATCAGTTCGTTAGTATACGTGAAATATGTAAATCTGGATTGGGTGATTATGCTTGGGATATGATAGATGCTATGTATATGCCAAGTGAAGCTATACATTAAAAAAGTTTGAAATAAAAACAAATTAGTTGTTGACAACCGTGAAAACTATGTTACTTTAATAAATGTAATGAAAACAAACTTGAAACCTTGAAAGGGTATATACAATGGCTCATGAGTTAGAAATGATTAACGGCGAAGCTCAAATGGCGTATCGCGCAAGCAACGGTCTTCCTTGGCATGGACTAGGAACGCCAGTAGGTGATGACATGTCACCACAAGAGATGATGGAAGCCGCCAATCTTAATTGGGGCGTAGAGAAGGTTAACACCTACTTCCGCTTTAAAGGTGATAACATCGCCACTGGTCAACAAGCATTGGTACGTGAGACAGACGGTAAGGTTCTAACACAAGTAGGTAAGAACTGGAACCCAGTACAAAACTCAGAAGCTTTTGACTTCTTTACAGAGTTTGTTGCTAACGGTGATATGGCTATGGATACTGCGGGTTCTCTTAAAGGTGGACAAATCGTATGGGCTATGGCTGACGTGAAAGACGGTTTCTCACTCTTTAATGGTGACGAAGTGCGTGGTTATCTATTGTTCTCAAACCCACATATGTACGGTAAGTCAATCGACATCAAATTTGTGATGGAGCGTGTAGTATGCAACAACACTCTTGCAGTAGCATTGAGTGATGATCGTCAAGCTTCTGTGCGTGTCAACCACCGTACACAGTTCAATCCAGAGCGTGTGAAAGAAATCCTTGGTGTTTCTCACAATAAAGTAGAGCAATTCAAAGAAGCCGCTGAGTTCCTTGGTTCACGTAACTATAAGCGTGAGCAACTAGAGAAGTTCTTTGGTAAAATCTTTGGAGAGTCTACTCGTGAAGATCAGACACTTTCAACCACAGCACGTCGTGCAATGGAAGTGACCGAGAACCAACCGGGTGACAACTTTCGTCCGGGTACATGGTGGAACGCTTACAATGCAGTGACATACATGGCTGATCACGAGCTAGGACGCTCAGCCGACACACGTATGACTTCTGCTTGGTTTGGTAATAACGCAAACCGTAAAGTAAAAGCTCTTGACTTGGCACTTGAGATGGCTGATGCTTGATATCAAGAAAGCAATCCTTTGGGGAGTATGTCTTGGCATACTCCTTATCATCGCAGACCCTTTAATGATTATTCGTGGAATATAATAAAATGAAATGGTTATCAATTTTCATAACAGCACATATGCTAGGCTTCTTACTTTATCAGAACTATGGTGATCCTCAGTTCTTATACATTAACGTTTTAACTATTGGATACGCAGTGTATCAATTCATTCGGGTAGGTGTTTTAGTGCTTAGCCCCAACTGGGATGTTGAATTGGCTTATGCTACCCACATCCCCTACCGTTGGAAGCTTCTACATAACGCTATACAAGGGCTGTCAATCTATATGTTCTATCTAGTCGGATGGCACTTTATATCAGGATTTGCGGCTCTCTATCTGGTAATTACAACAATCGCAATAATGATCACGGTCTTAAATGTAGATATGACTGAGTTCGACGGAGACGATGAATGAAAATACTTATTATGGGCTTACCTGGATCAGGTAAGTCTACCCTTGCAAAGCCCCTAGCAGAGCTTCTGGGGGGCGTGTGGGTCAATGCTGACATCATACGAACAAGCTACAACGATTGGGACTTCTCGCTAGAAGGACGCATCAGACAAGCAAATCGTATGAAACATCTATCAGATGGGATTGTAATGGCAGGTAAGGTTGCAGTAGCTGACTTTGTTTGCCCCACAGATGAAACAAGATCAAAGTTCAATCCAGACTTTACTGTATGGATGGACACTATTTCTCGTGGTAGATTTGAAGATACGAATGATATGTTTGAAACACCTGAGAACGTAGATTATCATGTAGAAAAATGGTTTACTAATACACCAGACGTGTTGCACAAAGTAGTTCAACGGTACGTGGCAATTAAAGATGACAAACCTTGGGATGGAGAATTATAATGTTTGATTACAAGAAACCAACAGTACAGATGTTGGGGCGTTGGCAACCTTGGCACGATGGTCATACAGCCCTATTTAAGAAGGCTCACGCTATCACTGGACAAGTTGTTATCATGGTACGTGATGTGTTCAAGTATGACGGTGACGCGGGCGCTGGGCGCACTGTAGCGCAAGATGACAACCCCTTTGGGATGATTGACGTCATTGCTAACATCGAAAGTGGACTAGCCCCACACGGCTTCTACAACGGTCACGATTACCTTATCTTAGAGGTTCCTAACATTGTTGATATCAGTTATGGACGTGGTGTAGGATACACATTTACCGAACACGATCTTGGTGAAGAAGTGCATAACATCTCTGCTACAAAAATTCGCAAACAAATGAGAGAAGATGGAAAATTGTAGTTGACACCATACGAATCATGTACTATACAGTATAGGTAACAACAAGAAAGAGACTACGATGCATAAGAAAGAAACATTTGTGTTCGAAACAGAAGCCGCCGCCCAAGCTGAAGTAGATAGCTATGCGAACGTTCGTTACACAGCACCTAATGCAGATTATTATGTTCGTGGTCCTTTCTTTAATGATGGCATTAATTCTGCTACTGGTGAACAGTGGCAAGAAGCCCATTGGTCTGTAACTGTAGAAAAGTATTGGTAGGAGATAAACCATGTATAAGTCAAATCAACAAGAACTTTTTGGTGAAATGAATAAAGCATTTGATGTTGCCGTTTGGAACGTCAGTAATTCAGAAAAGAACGGTCACGGTATTGATTGGGATTTAGTTCAGTCTGAAATTTGGTCAAAGATGGGTGATTTCATATCTTCAACTAATCAATCTAAATTAGCTTCTGCATGGTTCGATTGGTCTGTAGAAGAACACATCAAAACAGTAGGGGGATAATGTCACTAGAAGCATTCTTCGAAGAAGAAAAACCAAAATGGGGTGGGTCTGTCGAAAGGCAGACTCGCCTTCGCATCAAACTCTGCATAGCCGCATATGCTTACGAGATCGAAAACTCTGAGATTATGTCAGATGCAGAATTTGACAAGAAATGTTTGGAAGTCGATACATCTATCGATACTGGTCACGAGGTAATGGATAGGTTCTTTCGAGAACAATTCGACCCCTCAACAGGACAGTGGATACATCTACATCCAGAACTAGATAAGGTCAAACAGACCTATAACAAATACTACAACCTAAAATAAGGAATTTATATTATGAACACTGGAACAACTGAAACTATCTTATCTGATTCATCACAAGAAGTGTATAAGGTAACCGCTGAGGAATTACGATCTTTTGTGGAGCGTGTCGAAACTCTTGATGCTGAGAAAGCGGGTATTGCTGATAGCACAAAAGAAGTGTTGCAAGAAGCAAAATCTCGTGGGTATGAAGCTAAGATTATCCGTAAAATCGTGGCAATCCGTAAACGTAATCGTGATGATGTTGATAACGAAAATGCTGTTACAGAAATGTACATGTCAGCACTAGGTATGTAAACTTTTAGAATATCACATAAATAAGGGGGCATCAAGCCCCTTTATTGCTATGGAGAATAAACAGTGAAAAGCCAATATGAAATTGTAGTACCCTACTATCACCAACAAGAACAAAATCTTCCTATGTTCAAATCGGTAGAAGATGGTCATAGGTACGCTATGTTCGTAAAGGGAAATGACCATAATATTAATGGTAGAACATACTGCTTCAAAGATGAAGATGGCAATTATGTAAGTTCATTTGTCAGTCAATATTCTAATATAATAGAAGACAATCTTGAACCACGGGTTAAGGATGGAGTTCGTGCTTTACATAAAAAAGGCTATCTTACCTTTACAAGTTGCCAAGGTCATGATGACTCAAAGCATCGATATATTGGCGTTGTGTTCAATACTAAAGAACAAAAGAGACAATTTGTTTCTGAAATGAATAGTCTAGGCTGTGACATATATTGGTATGACAACATAATCAATACAGTGGAAAGACCTTGTGAAGAAGTTCCTTGGTGGTCTAATGGTGGGATTACTTTGCATCTTGTATATGACGATAGTTCTTACTGTGAAGCACCCCAGCAGCGCAGAAGACAAAAACCATATACCGATTTAGATTTGACTAAGTTTTGGAATATACAGACATGCAGAAATTACATGCATTACGAATGTATTACATTTTCGTTTGGGTATCCCATGGTTGAAAAATCATTCTGGCAAGCAGTCAAGAAGCGCTTCTTCTTCAACCAACAAAAGGTTGAAGATGCATACGATGATTTTGTTGGTAAAGCTGATAAACTAAAAGATTACTTAGCTTAATCTATGTCGTGAAGCCAAGTTGTTCTGGCTTCCCAAACAGACTCAAAGTCTTCCCGACTATTCACCAATCTTTCGTGATTACCCCAAAGACGTTTAAAGTAGCTGTCGTAAACATTTTGCATTTCTTCTAAGCTATAACTAATAGGAAACAAATGTCCTTTAACAGCGTAAAAAACCTCATTCATTCTCTTGAGTTCTTCAACAGTCATGCGTACTCCCCTCAATATATAAAAAAAGGGAAGCCCGAAAGCTTCCCTTAAAGTTAGTATCGTTATCCGATATCTTATTCTTAGAACAAGTTGTCCACTTTAACGCGACGGTAGTATTCGTTAAGGTTGGCAGTAAGTGCGCCAGAACCTTGAGCCGCGCCGTGTGCATATGGGTTAGCAACCATACCGTAACGAGTTTTAAACCCGATTTTTGGTTGGAAGCTGTTCTCACCAACTGCACGAACCATTTGTAATGGTACGTATGGGCAATAGAATAGACCTGCATCGAAAGATGAAGAACCTTTGTATCCTACTACCAAGTAGTTGCCTACTGCATATGGATCGATATACACTTTGTAACGTCCGTTAAGAACACCTGCGAATGTGTTGCCTGTGTCATCTACGTTCAAAGAGTTGCTGTTAAGCGCTGGAGTGTAATCTAGTACACCTGCCATTTGAAGTGCAGAAGCAACATCAGATGAACAGATAACCATGTTACCTTTACCACGTCTTGTGCCTTTAGCAATAGCGTTAGCTTCTTGCTCGATTTGGAACATAAGACCTTTGAACTTCTCAACTGACCAACGACCATTTGCGTCTACGTCAAGATCGAAAGTACCTTGTACCGCTGTGTCTGCCGCACCTGGTTTAGCTGTTGTATAAATTGTACGTACCAATTCGCGGTTGATTTCCACTAGGATTTCAGACTGCAAAATGTTAGCCAATTCTGTTTCAGCGTCCAAACCGTGAACAGCTTTCAAGTCTTGTGCTAGTTCAGTTGTGTACTCTGCTTTCAAAGCGCGTGACTTTGCCGCAACAGTAACTTTTTCAATTGAGAAAGCCATTTCTGCGAAGTTAGTGCCGTTTCCGTCACCCAAAGCTTCTGCTTCAGTTGTACCCATGCCAGTACCTGTAGTAGGTGATGCATGTGGTAGTGTTTGTGCGTGTGTTCCGTCACCAGAGAAGTCTGTGTCAGCTTCGCCGTAGAACGCTTCGTCGCCAGCTTGTGATGTGTACTTTGAACGCATCGCAAAGATCAAGCCTGTTGGACCTGTCATTGGCTGAACACCAGCAATGTCATATGCGATTAGGTTTGGCATCGCACGACGTACTAGTGAAATTAATACAGGGTCATAACCTGCTGTTGGACCAGCCGCTGTAGAACCGCCGCCGAAGCCGCCTGTACCTGCATCGTTAGCCGCAGTTTCTGCTAAGAAACCTGACATGTTAGCAGACGTGTCGCCTGATTCCATGAGAGCTTTCTCTGTGTTTTCAAGAATTGTCGCTGTGACAGATTTCTTGTGGTTGTCTTGAATTGGTGCGAAAGATGTGTGTTCCAAAATTGGAC